GGTTATATTTTCCAGGGAGAACACGTCATATTCGGATAATTCACTACATACATCTGATATGCAGTTGCTTCTATCCAGGTCACTTGACCCAGATGTTGAAACATAATCAGAATCGTTATCCATTTTCTATTTGTAATATAATAAAATATACTTTCTATATATTTTACTAGAATAAAGCCTTTGCCTCCTTCAATTTTGCGTACGGATTATTCAGGAGTTTCCTTCGCAGACACTCGTTTCGGCGTGAGAGATTTCAATGTGGAAACCCGCTTTGCATCAATAATGCGAAGAGTAAAGTTGTGTGAGGTCTGATTAAAATGGAGAGCTGGTACAGCGTCAATTTCTTGCTTGTCTTTGTCATAGGAAACGTCCTTAGTTTTTTGTAGTTTGTTTTTTTCCAGACATTCAATAAAAAACGCCTTTAACAGTTTAATGTCTTTTGCCGGATACCCGTGTTCCTTGCCATATCGTTCGGCGAACTGGTGTAATTTTTGGATTTTAACCGTTTTATCAATCTTATTCCAATTGTCGGATTTATTACGCTGCTTTTCTTTTTCAAGCAATCGGTCAATTTCATTATAATTATTTTCGTCACGACTCAATTGTGGTTCAGCCGAGGCGTTAGCCGTTTCGCTCGCCGGTTGCATTTGTTGATTTTGATTTGAATTGTTGGTAAACATAGTATTAGGTCACTGCTTTATATTATATGTAATATAATGTTTATCTTCTTTTTTAAAGTGTTATATTATCCGATGCGTATTCATATAGCCACATAAGATATATGCTTATACTAACTATATAGATGGAGAACATAAAAAGAATACAAATGGACGTGACCGAGGGTGCAAAATGGATGCCCACACAAGACAATGTAAAACATATAAATGTAGATCTAACGCCCAAGAAGGAGCGGCGAGATGGGAGATGTGAAGACCCAGACGAAGAACTGGAAGAAGAACCGGAAGTAAAGGTTCCTCGCAAACGTGTGGTAACGAATATGAGTGAATGGACATTTACAGAGGCGGAGTTGTCCTCGGAAAATCAAATGGAATACATCCAACAAATATACAATGATACAATTACGTGCCAAAACGAAAAGAAATGTAAATTGGTACTGCAACAATTGAAGGCGAAGTTGTATGGGTATCGTAACCAAGACACAATAAAAAAAATCTATTCTGAAGAACAATTTATAACAATGAAGAGAACCTTGCAACTATTAATTGAATGCAATTGTAGCTGTTTTTACTGTAATACAAATACAAAGGTTCTCTATGAGTATGTTAGAGAACCGACACAATGGTCGCTAGAACGCATTGACAATTCCATCGGACACAACAATGACAATGTGGCAATCGCCTGTTTAAATTGCAATTTGCGTAGGAGAACAATGAACCAAGAACGCTACGTTTTTACAAAACAGTTGATCTTAATGAAAAAGGAATAAATAATAAACATATATAAACCTTGTGTAATATGTAAATGTAATAGAATAGAATATGGAACCATTGTCGCATCACGCCGGAGTTTATGATAAATTAAATAGTTTTTACACTTCGGGCAAAATACCACATATTATCCTGCACGGACATCACGGGACGGGCAAAAAGACAATATTAAATTGGTTTATTAGCAAAGTGTATGAGGAGAACAAGACCATAATAAAGAACAATGTTATGTATGTGAATTGTGCGCACGGAAAGGGTATCCGATTTATACGAGAAGACTTGAAATTCTTTGCAAAGACCAACATCCAGTCCAATAACGGCTCAAACTTCAAGTCCATTATATTATTGAATGCGGATTTCTTAACGATAGATGCACAGTCCGCACTAAGAAGATGCATAGAATTGTTTAGTCATAATACACGTTTTTTTATAGTAGTAGAGAACAAGGACAAATTATTAAAGCCCATTTTATCCAGGTTTTGCGAGATTTATGTCGCCGAATGCATGAATGAAAATACCGTCGTAAATTTAAACCGGCGATTAATTGCGGGCATAGAAAATGCATTAGATACCGAACAAGTGGAACGAATAACCGAGTGTTTATCCAGATTAGAAGAAGAAGAAGAAGAAGAATCCGTAACGCACGCCGATATAGTAAATGCATCGGGCGAATTATATGAAAATGGTTATTCCGGGTTGGACTTGATTAAATACATAAGCCAGACGAAACGGTTTGATGACAAGAAAACGTCGGCAATTGGAGTGTGTTTTAATATAATCAAATCAGAATATAGATGTGAGAACCTGTTGTTATTGTATATGTTGGACTATATATATTTACGTTCAAAAACAGATATAAAAAGTGTCTTAACATTATAATTAATATGGACGATTTTGTTTTGTCAAATTTGCAGGAATCAAGGAATGAGTGGTGTAGTAGATTAGTAAGCATTTTTACCCCACTGATATTGGGCGGGATTCGTTCCATCTTTAATGAATCGTGGAAGTTGTGTTTGGACAATGACGAGGCGAACAAGTATTTGATGACCTTTCAAAATTTGTTGTCACGCATCCCGAAATGGAATAATGAAATCATTGAGGAAGAACGCAAACGCATTATTGAACGAAGCGGCTGTAATTATTTAGAAGATTTGATTACGTGTGTGCATATTATCCAATTGAAGGTATTGACGTGCATTCGCGTCGGAAACAAACAAAAGAAGATTGATATTTCCATTCCCAAACTAGACAGCTTTATTCACAAAGTATATATTCACGTCGCCCGTAAGACATATTCAAATGTCTATTTGTTTGATAAAAACGTGACTCCGCTGCAATATCAGAAGAATACGCGCGAGATTGAGAACATTATACAAGAATGCATCTTGATTGCGATACGAGACAGCATTCCGACCGAGGCGATTATCCGAGCATATATGGACGAAAGCGTGGAACAAGAGGAAGAAGTTATTATTGAAAAGATTGAAGACGAGCAACCGGAACCGGTCGCCGAAAAACCCGGTCAGACCAAGCCGGCAGAAAGTGCCATTACAAACGAAGAAGATATCCCCGCCGTCGTTCCTGCAATTCAGAATATTAACAATGAAGCGGTCGTAACCAAACTATCATTTAACAACTTGGATGATGTATTGGACGATACCAACAAGATAACGAAAATAGATGCACCGAAGACGATTGAGCGTTTGGAGGAGATTAGTACGTCGCGCGCAATTCAACGTAAGTTAGACGAATACGAGTCGTCTGACGAAGAAGACCGCATTCAAATACACACTGACCCAATTTCGCTCAGCGGCATATCTGTATTGGACAATGAGCCCGCAATTAAGCCAGTAGCCGACTCCTTTGTATTGAATGATGTGGAAGAATTGTTTTAGACACGTACATATTTAGGAATGTGCGTAAAAATAAGTAATATATAATCATCAGGGAATTATATATTTCATAGTAATGGAAAAGTTGTTTATATTGGCGACTCTAATTACCTTTCTGTTTTGTTCAATCAAAATAATTGAGATGAAATACATTTCAAAGGAATGGAAACCATTAAAGACGGTTATTCGGGATGCAGCGGTTGTCTTTATTTCGGGTTTAGCAGGGATTTTTGCATTTAATATGTCAAACGGGTCAATGACCGATTTCTTTAATATCGTTACAGACAACGCCGTTCTCAATCCGTCAGCGACAGAGGTCTTTACTGGCGAGCCGGGGTTCTAGGCGTGGATTATCATAAAATGTCATTTTTCAACGATGAATGACACTTTATTTGGTGAATTCAGGAATTCCGATAACCACCTCAATGTTACTCGGCAGCGTATGCATATCAATATACCGCGCAACATCCTGTGCAAGATACAGTTTTAATTGCATTCCGGAATTGTTCGCTAGACACTTGCTCGTCCATTTGTCTAATTTTAACACGTCATTTAGTCCAACAATCCGTCCATTTACGCCAAGATGTTGTGTGGGTCGTTTCCCAGGCTTGCCATTTGTATGTTTTATTCTCCATTCGCACGACAGCGCGTTTCGGTGGTCAGGAAATCCCGTGAGCAAAGCATATATTTCCCACCCACCCCCACGTCCGTGCGTATAAACTGCACCCCCCGAAATCTCTTCGTTGTGTTGTCTAAGGCGACGATATGGGTTATTCGTAGAGCCGTTGTATGTTAAATGACTATATTGCTGTTGTTTATTGCGTAGAATGTAACAATACCATTTTTCTGGCGGACTTGTTGCCTCCACGTTCTCAATCATCTACTATATGTAATATAGATAGTAGATAATTCAATCTTTCTAAACACAGCAAGGCAAATTAAACACAGCTAGGCAAATTAAACACAACTAGGCAATCGGTCAATGTCCATACACTTGACAGCCGCCTTCTTATCAGAAGAAGACCTAAACTGTTTAAAATAGGAATATTTCAGCTGTGCCTGAGGTGTGTGTTCATGCACGGTTCTCGCCGCCATCTTATATAATTTGAAATTGGGATAACGTTCATCGCCGTTTCTCTTATATAATACATTTTTACCCCTATCATCTAAACACCACCGATGTATTGTTTTTTGCAGTTCATCATACTTAGAATAATCTTCATCGTCGGGAATAATAAAATCATAGATGGAACAACCCAACCGACATAAATCAAAGCTATAATTCGGTTCAAGCAGAGGTTTTGTATTGTCAAAAAACGGTTCGCAGTTATATTGGGTTGCAGCATCTCCACCAGGTGCAAAACTATCGCTGCATATGGTATTTCCGCCGAATTTGTAAATGCTACGACCAAAGTCTATTAATTTGAATATTCTACCATAAGTTGGCACCTTGTATGTGATGTTCTCGTACTTGTAATATAAATACGGTTCGTCGGTTTCAATATACATAATATTATTGGTATGCAAATCGTTGTGGGTGAAATGAAACATCTTTTGATAAGCAATCAATGACATTATAACTTGGAACAATGCCGCCGCTGCCTTGTTCTCGTCCAGTTTGTGTTTTATAAGTAATTCATCAAGCGTTCCAATGCACTTCTCTAAACATATTAGTTGCACGGGGAAATTGTTGATGTAACCGTGCTGCACATCGTCTGAATCACTGCTATTATCGCTACCATGACTGTCGCTATATTCAGTACTGTCATCTTCTTCGGTTTCCCACGCGCCACTATCATCGTCATCGTCTGATGCGGAGTCACTCGAAGAACTATCATTATAATCGCTGTTGTCCGAGCTAGACGAGCTAGACGAGCTATTGCTGGACGATTTAGTAGAAGTTTGCGTTTTGCCTTGGTTCTCATATACCGTTTCACTTTCTATCAAATCAGTGGTGGCGGGTTCATCCACGGTTATAATATCCGTCAATGAAATGGCACTAATATTATGAGTATTCGCACTGGATATTCGCAGCTTGACCCGATTTGACCTAGAACTATCTGCATAATATGATGTCGCGTCGTGATTGCATATGTTAAATAGTTTATTTACGTTTTCATTAAAGAATGGCGAGGTATTCAGATATTCAATGTCGTCCGCTACATTCATTTTAAATTTATCCTGGACTCCGAGGAAACTACCGTAAAAGTCTATGCCATTCACGAACCCATATTCGTGCAACGTTCTGCTCGTAAGGTAAGAGAAAAAACAATCGGCGTATGCTACATTATTGTGATTATCCAGTTTTGGAAACCCAGTAACATTAAATTGCGGCAACTGGCGCACAATGTCTCCTTCGGTAGCATATTTTCCAACCATATATCGTATGGGGTCAAGCAGAGGAGAATATTTAATAAACACGTTTTTGTGGTGCATAGTGCCATCCACATTGTCCTTCACGGTAACTGTGTTTATAAAATGATATCTGTGGTTTAATTGAATGGAATTGTAATTTGTTTCGGTTACCGGTAGAAACAGGGAATACATTGGATTATAAGATTGGAACCCTTTAATCCGGAAAGGATTGTAATCATATGTAATGTCATCCGGACTACCTTGATAAGATTTTTCTAAACTATCCATATCTAAGTTATTGTGATTACATAACTGAATGGAAAATATGGGCAAAACTGACATTTATAAGTAAATGGTATAAGTGTTTAATATATTTAAAAACATATATCTAAACTCATTGCAAATAGTGCGGTCTAACTGCGTTTAGGCATAAGCAAGAATTTATCAATAGTATCTATACACCGAATGACACTAGAATTAAAAAGGTTTAATATGCGTGATATTACATTTAAGCCGGACGAGAACAAGGGTCCAGTGATTGTTATGATTGGACGACGTGATACAGGTAAGTCATTTTTGGTAAGAGATTTATTATTTTATCATCAAGATATACCGATTGGAACTGTCATATCCGGAACAGAGGCAGGTAACGGTTTTTATGCGGCTCACGTACCCAAGTTGTTTATCCACGAAGAATATAATACAGTGTTAATTGAGAACGTGCTGCGACGTCAAAAAACGGTGCTAAAACAAGTGAATAAGGAGATTGAACAGTACCGCAAGTCTACGATTGACCCACGTGCGTTTGTTATATTAGATGATTGTTTATATGACCAATCTTGGACACGCGATAAAATGATGCGTTTGCTATTTATGAACGGTCGTCACTGGAAGATTATGTTGATTATTACAATGCAATATCCTTTGGGTATTCCGCCCAATCTAAGAACAAATATTGATTATGTATTCATATTAAGAGAACCCTATCTTACAAACAGAAAGCGTATTTGGGAGAACTATGCGAGTATGTTTCCAACATTAGAAGCGTTTTGTGGCGTGATGGACCAGACGACAGAGAACTATGAATGTTTGGTAATTAACAATAACGCCAAGTCCAACAAATTGAATGACCAGATTTTTTGGTATAAAGCAGAAAAACACCCTGATTTTAGATTGGGGTCAAAGGAATTCTGGGATATATCAAAGGGTATGGGATCGGACGACGAAGAGGAGGCGTATGATCCAAGCAAGGGCAAAAAACGCAGTGGTCCTGCAATTAACGTAAAAAAGAATAAATGGTAAATAAATGAAATAAGTACTACAATAAACCGAACGAATTATTTATGGGTCATACATATCCTCGTTTTCTTCTTCTAATTCCGAATCAAGATCAAAGGATTCATTTTCTATTATTGGCAGTGCGAACTGCTCGTGCCTTTGCGTAACATCGCTGTATATATTTCTGGCGAGTTCATTAAACTCATCGTCGCTGTCTTCCATCGCATTATGCTCGGCATCGGCATCGGCATTTTCTTGTTCTTGTTCTTGTTCTAGTCCTTGTTCTAGTAGGTCGATGTCTGACTGGGTCAGTTCGGCAGCGTTTTCTTCTGCTACTGTATCGTCATCAAATTCTGCTTCGGACTCATCTTCAAATTCATCTTCGTCGATAAAATGTATGTGCGAATTTTGCGTGTGGTAATCGTCATTTTCAGAGCGCATTATAGCGTGCGACGTTAGGAAAGACGTAGGATCGTCACGGACACGTTTGAATTCAACGTGGTCACAATTAAACGTTGGCTCTCCGATAACTCGCTTATTCTTTACTCTATACAGTCGTCGCCCAAATTGGGGATTGTGCATATGAAATATGTGCAGCTTGTGCATTAGTAAGCATTTTGAACGATGTCTAACACTGCTGTCAATTGAATAGTTCATTTCTAAGTATAAACGCAAATAGGGTTTGAATATGCGCACCAACTCATCTTCGGGGAAATCTTCGTCAATCTTGATATTCGTATTAAATGACAGAGCATTCTCTATATAATCAACCAGCGTTTCTCGGTCTTCATTTTCAATGAATCGGTGAATGTATTTTTCGCGGATCAACACTTGATTGTTTCGTTTGAATTTGGTTAGATTAAAGTTGCTGAGAAAGAATTGATACAATATGTCGGGCGTTCTCATAAGCCTGTCTTTAATTTGGAAATAAATATTATATAGGTCCGATTTTGAAAATGGCATTTTGTTGTAAGGATTTTTTATGGGTATCGGCTCAGAGATAAAGTAGGGCGAGTTGCAGAGGGATGTTTCTATGATTTTATTCAAATCGGTGATGGCAAACAAATATCGGCAATTGTGTTGCAATAGGACAATCACATTGCGGTCGGTGATACGTAGTTCATTTAAATATAAATCTGTGTTCATTATTATCGGGGCGTGCTTGACCTTAAATATATGTGCAAAACGACACAATGCACTGTAATGCCGTTGGCTGCGAATGTGCAAAGTTGTAATGTATTTTTTCACGTCATCTGTTATGAAAGTCAAGCCACTTACCATGCTAAAATGTTCAAACTTAGTTAATATTCCAATAGGGGATGCGGCGTTGCGAGGCTTTATGTGAAATATCATATGTTGGACTAGATTACTACTAGAATGGGTGCCGAATTGCTTAATTGCATTATCAATATCCATTTTCATATAAGCGGACTGATTATTAATACTTAGATTGGTGAGGTCAAAGTGATATTGTTCATCGCTTAGCGAATGAAGTTTGTGGACGATGTATGAAAAGGTATTCATTTTTGATTGATTGATGATACAAATATTGGATACAAACAGCAATCAATTTTCTAAAAATTTTGTAAAAATAAAACGTATTATTACAAAATTTAATGGGTATCGCAATCAATTTCTTCCAATGCCTTGTTGCAACAAATGGCAATATCGCTCATTATAATGCATAGTTTGGACATTGTCATGCAGCAACACTCAATTCCGTTTAATGATATGCACCAAGAGTATGCACAGCATTTCGCGGCTACATGGACTTGTTCTTTCTTTGTTACGCAACATGTTTTAACATGAACTTCCTCGCGGACCATGGGCTGAACCTCTTCTGGTTTCGTGGGGTCTTTTATTTCTGGTTTTGATGGGTCGGCTAGCGATAGCTTTGGGGGGTCTTTGATTTCTTCTTTGGCGGACATGTATATACTGT